GTCCTCGCGAGAGGTGCAAGACCTTGGGTATTACTCCGGGGTCATCGAAGCAAGTGGCGGTGAGAACGGCGTAGTTGGCTTGGCTGCCGTGAGTCGGTCTTCTCCGACCGCTAACTTCCCCGGCGGCGCTGCTGGTTGGGTGGGGTCTGGCACAACATCTGACGGTAGCGCGGGCATCTGGGCGAACACCGGCACCCTTTACCGAGCGGGAAACCCCAACATCACAGGGGCTTCGGGTAACGCTATCACAGTTGAAATGGCGGTAAGAATCGTCCCGCCCTCTGGCGGTATCTCTGAATATCGGTTCTGGATTAGGCAATCTGGTGGTGCTTGGTATGGCGGTGGCGATCCTGTCGCGAATACTACTCCCTCTTACGTCAGAAGCGTTGCGATAGCCTCCTTCTGGGTGTGCGTCGGCGCATCTATTGTCCGATCCGGCGCGACATCTGCTCGCAGGGCAATCCTTCACGGAGATGCCGCCAGCACAACCGGGACCGTGCCTACGGGATTTACTGCCGCGAAGTGGGGCGCTGAACTCACTTAAAGGACTTTGATGAACTTCGTATACAGACCAGAGATATTTGATTTTATCTCAAAGCACGAGGGCAACGTCCTTCGAGCCTATCGAGACACGGTTGGAAAATGGACAATTGGACGTGGTATTACAGACCCTCGGTATGCGTTTGAGGGCAATGTTATCACAGAGGCGGAATCTGCGAGGTTGGCAAGAGAGTACATCCTCCGCGACATAGAGGAGTGCAATCGTCTAGTCAAAGTGCCTACGACTCCAGACCAGCAGACCGCTATTCTCAGCCTTTGTTACAACATCGGCATCCCCCGCTTCTCTTCTTCAACGCTCTTGAGGAAGCTCAATAGCGGGGACTATGAGGGCGCTCACGCCCAGTTTATAAGGTGGAACAAAGAGACAGACCCTGTTACCAAGCAGCTTCGTCCTAACAGAGGGCTGACAAACAGGCGAGCCGATGAGGCGGCTTTGTTCCTTCGTGGAACTCAGGCGATGACAAAGGAGGAAAAGATCGATGCCGAAGAACTGGTCCCGAACCTCCCTACCCCCGCCTATAGCAACGTGGAGCCCGCTACCCCGCCCGACTCCAGCTCCAAAGCCAAGGTCGCAGGCGGAGTCGCAGCGACAGCCGGTGCCCTTTCCCAAGTCTCCCAAGTAGAGCAGGTAAGGGACGCGGTCGCTCCCCTTGCAAGTTTCAACAAGTATCTCGGAATGCTGTTTGTAGGTGTCTCCCTTCTTGCAATCTGGTACATGCTGAAGAAGGGAGATTAGTAAGTAGGTGGCACAACCCAAGGAGGTGATCCGTATCTGTTGGTCGCCCACCCTGAGCAAGTGTTCGGTCAACTAAAGCACCTTACCGCTCAACCCCATCAACTCGTAATTACGAAAGAGGTGAAAAATGGCTCGTAATAAATCACGAACTCCCCCGACGCTTGATCTGAGCGGCGTCTACTACAACCCTGAGAAATCGGGTTGGGGTGTCTTCATTGACAACTTCGGGGAGGAAACCCACTCGGTTGCGATCTATACGCACAACGAGCGGGGTGGTCAGGTTTGGTTGGTTGGTGCGGCTCCACGAACAACGGGTTTCTTCCAGCTTACCGAGACACGGGCTACGGGTTTCATGGACAGCATCCGAAACAAGATCGAATCGGATGCCGGTACGATTGAGTTCACGGACATCGGGAACGGTAAGCTCCAGTACAAGGCGCTTATCAACTCCCTTATCGTGTACCCCTCTCCGCAGTTCTCCCCGCCGCCTCCGGCGATCTTGGAGTTCTCGGGGGTTGTGAACAAGCTGGGTTAAGAAGAACACGGAAAGTTGCCGAGGCGAGGATTAGCACTCCTCGTCCTCGGTCGTCTCAACAAGGAGATCGAGCGGTGGCAAAGGACTTGACAGCGGCTCAGATCATTGAGCTATACAAACAAGGCTACAGTGACGTTGAGGTGTGCCGAGAACTGGAGATCACCAAACGTCAGTTTGAAAAGATGAAGGCGGTTAACCCCATTTTCCGTGACCTGATTGAAAAGGGGAACGACTACGCCGAGGCTTGGAACCTTGAGCAAAGCCGGGTTAACCTTCAAAACAAAGATTTCAATACAACCCTCTTCAACACCCGCATGCAGAATATGTTTGGGTGGTCCCAGAAGGTTGACCAAAATACCAAGGCACTCAACGTCAACGCTGAGATGTCTAAAGAGGAGTTGCTCAAGAAGCTGGAGTCGTATCTTCCCGAGCTTCTTCCCCATGCAAAGGTCAAGCAGTTGACCAACGAGGAGTCTACCAATGGTGAATAAGGACACGATGACGTTCTCGTTCTCTGATGACGACCTCGATGTGGAGAACTTGAAACTTGACTTGACGATTGATGAGCAAGTAGAAAAGGCGCTGGAAATTCTCCAAGCCATCGAGAACCAAAAAGCTGTTGAGCGTGTCTCCGGCTGGGTTCGGTGGTTCGTGCCGGGCACCCCCTATGGGATCGAGAATCTTCCCAAACACAAGGCGTTCTTCTCATCTTCGTTCCAGTACCAAGAAACGTACTTTTCCGCAGCTAACCGATGCGGTAAGACGATTGCCGGAGCTTTCCAGACGGCGTGCCATCTCCTCGGAGACTATCCTTCGTGGTGGCCCGGTCGGAAGTTTGACAAACCGACAGACGGCTGGGCAGTCGGCGACAACAAGGAAACCTGTCGAGACATTATCCAGAAAGAGCTGCTGGGCGATGTCGGTAAGATCGGCACAGGTATGATTCCCGCTGACCATATTGAGAAGGTGGTCTATCGCCCCAACTCAGGCGGAGCGGTTGACTACGTTCTAGTCAAGCACTCCTCGGGTGGCACTAGCCGCCTCGGCTTTAAGTCCTCAGAGCAGGGTATCGTGTCGTTCTACGGTACGCAAAAGGACTTCATCTGGATGGACGAGCTTCCTCCTGCCGATATTTACTCAGAGTGCTACCTCCGTACGATGACTACCAACGGCATCATCTACGTGACGGCCACCCCCCTTGCTGGCTTGACTCCCCTTGTGTTGTCCTTCTACAACAACGCTGACTTCCTGCCCCGTGGGTCTGAAGTTCCGGGTATTGTCAAGCTCTCCCGAGAGGACGAGGAAGAGAAAGCCAAGGAGGCTCTGCGACGAGGCGAGATTGACCAGATCAAGAAGAACGAGAACGTCTCCAAAGCCGTGATTGTGGCGGGATGGGATGATGCCGTTTGGCTTACCGAAGACGCCAAGCGACGTATGCTCGATGCTACCCCTCCCCACTTGAAAGAGTCTCGCTCAAAGGGCCTCCCTTCGATGGGATCAGGTACGATCTACACCATCCCGCTTGAGGAAATCCTCGTCAAAGACTTTGACATCCCAGCTCACTGGAAGAAAGTAGCGGGAATGGACGTAGGCTGGAACAACACAGCTTCTATCTGGCTAGCTCAGAACCCTGACACCAAAGAGGTTGTGGTCTATTCTGAGTACAAGCGAGGCCAAGCTGAGCCTCTCATCCACGCAAGTGCGGTAAAAGGACGTGGAGATTGGATTCCTGTAGCTATTGACCCAGCTTCCCGAGGACGTTCTCAGGTAGACGGCAAACAGTTGTTCAATCTGTACCGAGAGCTAGGGGTAAAACTCTTCCCCGCAGACAATGCTGTTGAGGCAGGCATCTACCAAATCCAAGAGATGCTGGCTACGGGACGACTCAAGTTCTTCCGAAGCCTGTCTGAGCTGGCAAAAGAGTACGTTGTGTACCGCCGAGATCAAAAGGGTCGAGTCGTAAAGGAAAACGACCACCTTCTTGACGCACTCCGGTACGCAGTAATGGCCCTAAAGCACGCCCGCTCACAGCCAATCCCAACCAATAACTACCACGGAGGGTCTACAAACTATGGAAGCAGGTCCTATGACTGCTGACGCCGTGCTAGTCGCTGAGATTGAACTCTCCCCGGAACAGATGCAAGCCCTCCAAGAGGAGGCCGAGCGTCAAAACCAGCTTCGGGAACAGTCTCTCAGCAACCTAGCGCGGGAAATCGAGGATCGGTGGACCAAAGCCTCCTCAGATCGTAACCAAAAAGAGGAGCAATGGCGCAAGTCCATCAACCTCTTCCTCGGAAACCTAGCCGCAGAGAGGGGTGCTCGCAACAAGAACCCCAACATTGCGGGTAACGAAGGTGGAAAGGTACGACCTGACCACAATCTGGTCAAGATCAAGTGCACAACCGCTATTGCCCAGCTTTGGTCCCAGCAGTTTGCGGGTGGAGACAAGAACTGGGACATCGTTCCGAGTGCTCGTCCCGACGTTGACCCCGGAATGGCTGCCTCCGCAGCAGAACTCCTCGAAAAAGAGATCGAGGACCAGCTTACCGCCACCAAGTATGGCGACCGATGCCGAGATGCAATCAAGGATCGGGTGATCTACGGTACGGGTATCCTCAAAGGCCCGGTCCCCGCCATCCAAAAGAAGCGGATGTACGATATGGTGAGCGGTCCCAGTGGTCCGGTCGCTATTCCCCGCTTTGAGGCAGTCCCTCGCCCCGAGGTTTACCGCGTAGACCCGTGGATGTTCTACCCCGACCAGTCGGTTAACGACATTCGGGATGCCGAGTTCGCTATCGAAGTCCACCCGATGAACAAAACCCAGCTTCGTAAGCTGGCTATGTCCGAAGGGTTCATGGATGACGTGATCCTCAGCCTGTTGAAGCTTGGTCCTCAAGAGTACAACGAGGAATACTTCAACGATGTCACGGCACTCACCGATTCGGGCGAGAACTACCTCAAGAACAAGTACGCCGTCCTTGAATACCACGGCCCTATCTCAATAGACCAAGCCAAGATGCTCGGCCTAGAGCCCTCCTACGAGAGCCTAGACGAGACTTACATCGGTGAGGTGTGGGTGTGTATG